CAGATCACGAGAACCAAACGGATCTACAAACCCAAACCGCAAGCATAAATGACTTAATTGGGCCTGAAAAAGACAACTTTATTAGCCAAATGGCCGCTAACATGGTTACTGGCGCTACAACCATTGTAGATCCCACCACAGGTCAGCAGTACCACGTTACGCAAGCGCAGACAGATGCGTTTAACTCTGCGTACCAAACTGCCTTAGAGCAATCTACTCAAGAGTATTTGACTGGTTTACTTATCCAAGACGAGATAATTACTCAACAGGTAGAGTTTGAAGAGCAGAAAAACAACATGATTGAGGAAGCTCAAGTCATTGCAACTGTTACTGCCATAGCCGCTGAGATAGAAGCCGCTGACGAATCGACCAAAATAGGTATGGAAAAGTACGCTACAGACAACGATTTACGAGCTATTAAGCAGGAAACAAGAGATGCTTACCAAGCAAGTATTGAAAACATGGTAGTAGCTAGCCGTACCAAAAACATGCTTGAACAGTACTCCGGGGCGATCATTGAATCAACTACATTTGTCACTCAGGCTACCGAGACTGTTCAGGCATTTTACGATGGTGCAGAAGTAGGTATAGATAAGATGCTTCTTGACCAACTTAACATAGCATGGGCAGGACAATCAGTGGGTGTTGAAAACGGTTTTTGGGCTGATATAGGCAGTATCGAGGCTCAATTCTTACCCACCAATGGTGATGGCCCATTAATTGAGGTAATTCCACAATGAACATAGATGCAGAACAAATAGGCACTTGGATAGGTATTTTAGGTGCTTTAGGCGGTGTCGCCATGACATTTGCCACAATGGAAGAAAAAGTAGCCCAACTGGAAGGTTCTATGTCAGAACTGTATAATGTTGAGGAAATCCGTACTATGGAGAAACGTCTTACTACGCTAGAAGTAACGCAAAATAACAGCGATGTGGGGCATTTATCAGCCACAATAGCCACTATAGAGGGGCAAATAAGCAATGTTGAGCAAACTATTGGACGACTTGAAAGCGGTCTTAACGAAGTACAAGGTAGTGATACAAGCGCGTTGGACAGCGGCATCGAGGTTAATAAAAGTCGAATATCGACTATTCAAGGCCAGATTAAGGCGCTTAACAGCAAAATTGAAAGGCTTGTTGACAAACTGGACAGGCTAAAAAACAACAGCAACCCACTGGGGTAAATTATGAACTTTGGCGCATTAAAAGGTGTTATTAGTGCAGTTGCACCCACATTAGGTACTGCATTAGCAGGGCCACTAGGTGGCACAGCCGCACAAGCTATATCCGCCGTATTAGGCTGTAAAACTGATGCTAAGGCTATATCTACAGCTATGCAGAACGCCACACCAGAGCAACTTGCTGAGATAAAGAAAGCTGAATTAGACTTTGAAGCTCAGATGAAACAGATGGATGTAGACATATTTGCCTTGGAGACTGCCGATGTACAGGACGCTAGAAAAGCTCATAAGGGAGATTGGACACCAAAAATACTTGCAATTGGTTGTTTATTACTTTTTGCAGGCTACGCGGTATTGATAACGGTATCGCCGCCTCCAGAGGCATCAGACACCATACCGTCATTGCTGATTGGTGCGATGTCATCGACCCTCGCGGCAGTGGTCAGTTTTTATTTTGGAGCAAGTCATGGTGGCAAAGATGATTAACTTAAAAAGACTGCAAGATCAATTAGTTATAGACGAGGGTTTGGAGCTAAAGCCCTACCGCTGTAGCGCCGACAAGCTGACCATTGGCGTTGGGAGAAATATACAGGAGGTCGGAATCACTAAAGATGAGGCCATGATGCTCCTTGCCAATGACATAGCGCGATGTGCAGGTGAGTGTACGCGTGAGTTCCTTTGGTTCGCCGAATTGACCCCGTTACGTAAAGAAGCGGTGATTAACCTTGTGTTTAACATGGGTATGGCTACGTTTAAGAAGTTTAAAAAAACCATTGCCTTTATAGAAAACGGTGAGTACGAACGTGCTGGCACAGAGTTGTTAGACAGCAACTACGCCCGCCAGGTAGGCCAACGTAGTCAACGTGTTGCGAATATGCTTGCTGATGGAGAATAAATATGCCACTAAGCAAGATACAGCTAAAACCGGGTATCAACAAAGAAGGTACTAGGTATAGCGCTGAAGAAGGTTGGAACGACTCTGACAAGGTGCGGTTTCGTAAAGGCTTGCCAGAAAAGATAGGTGGGTGGAAAAAACTATCTGAGAACACATTTCAGGGTATTGCACGCTCTATCCGCACCTGGCGTACTCTCGCTAGTAAGCTGTATATAGGTATAGGCACTAACCTCAAGTTTTATATTGAGTCTGGTGGTGTGTACAACGACATCACTCCTATTGACCAAGCCACGGGTGTAGTAAAAGCTACCACCTCTGGTTCTACTACAGTCACACTAAAAGATACTGTAGGCACTATTCGCACGGGTATGACTGTGACAGGCGTGCCTGCCTCCGCTACTGTAAAAGCCGCAACTTCTGGTGTTGTAGGGGTTACGCTTGAGAACAATGTAGGCACTATTCGGGTTCACATGTCTGTAATTGGCACAGATGCTAGTGGTTCGGCGATAAACACTACAGTAGCTACAGTAACTGACCAATTTAACATAGAGTTAGCCGCCACAAAATCTCTTGCGTTAGGCGCGGCGTTGACTTTCCAAGATATTGCAGACGGCGTGACTGTAGCCACAGTAACTAACCAAGGTGAAATAACGTTATCTGCCACTGAAAGCATTACTGCGGATACTTGTTTACACTTTCAAGCAGTTATAACTCTAGCCGCTAACCCCATAATTACAACAGCTAGCTCTACTACAGTGCGAATCATAGACACTAACGGTGGGTACGGTAATGGTGATTTTGTTACGTTTGGGGGCACTATAACTACAGTCAATGTTATAGCCCAAGCGGATCTTAAAGATAAAGAATTTCAGATAGCCTACAACGATGCAATAGCTACAGCAAAAGCAGATGGTTCTACTGGTAATCCCGTAACAATAAACACTATCGACGGCGCTTACTCCGCTATAGAAATAGGTATGTTAATGACAGGAACCGATTCTAGTGCGGCGGCTGTTAGTGAGCGTGTAACAGGAGTTAGTGGTAGTGGAGACAGCACAGAAGTTACGCTAGCCGCAGGTAAAAACTTTACTACCGATGCTGTTTTAACTTTTGCTTTTAGTGATTCGTACACTGTAACTGTAGGTTCTACTTCTGGGGGCACGCCTGCTACTGGTGGAGGTAGTTCTGTAACTGCTACGTACCAAATAAACTCTGGTGACGAAATACAGATAGCCGAAAGTGGGTACAGTGCAGGATCGTGGGGCGGCGGTTCTTACGGCACTGGGCTTACCTCTGACTCTAACATACGTCTGTGGAGCCAAGCTAACTTTGGTGAGGATCTTATCCTATCTGCTCGTGGGGGGCCGTTGTTTTATTGGGATGGCGATAATGCTTTAACCACCAGAGCTACATTGTTATCAAGTAGAGTTGGCGCACTCAGTGTACCGGCTAAAGCAAACAGGATACTGGTTTCAGACATTAGTCGATTTGTGTTCTGTTTTGGTACAACGGAGTATTTAGATACTACTTATACTTTAGACCCACTACTATTGCGTTGGTCTGACCAAGAAGACTCTGGCGATTGGGCACCCACTACAATCAACAATTCAGGCAGTTTGCGTTTATCTAGGGGTGGCGAAATAATTACTGCGGTGCAGGCTCGCCAAGAGATACTTGTGTGGACAGATGCCGCACTATACAACCTACAGCTTCTAGGTGGTGACGGTTGGGGCGCACAGTTAGTCGGTGAGAATATATCCATAGCAAGCCCTAATGCGGTTGCGTACGCTAATGGCATAGCATTTTGGATGGGTAGAGACAAGTTTTATACCTATGATGGTAATGTTAAACCCCTACCCTCTAGCGTGCATAGGCACATCTTTAACGACATAAACAATAACCAACTACAGCAAATTACCGCAGGCACAAACGAAGCGTTTAACGAGGTGTGGTGGTTTTACCCCAAAGATGGCGCCGAAGAGAACGACAGGTACGTAGTGTTTAATTACCTAGAAAACCTGTGGTACCACGGCACAGACATAAAACGTTCCGCCTGGGAAGATTCAGGCATTCGTAGTGCGCCCATTGCCGCTACAGTTACTACAAAAAATATTGTTGAGCATGAAGTAGGTAACGATGACGACGAAACCGCCGCTTCTGTAGCCATAACAGCGTCCATAACCTCTGGCGAGTTTGATATAGAAGATGGTAATAATATGGCGTTTGTGTGGCGTATGCTACCTGATCTAACGTTTAGTGGGTCTGACGCAACCGCACCTAGCGTTACATTGACGCTAAACCCACTAAAGAGTTCTGGTTCTGGGTATAACGACCCGTTGTCTGAGGGCGGTAGTAATTCAGGCGCTGTTACTAAAAGCACTACTATCACAGTAGAACCTTTTACCACACAGATAAACACACGTATACGTGGTAGACAGATGGCGTTGAAAGTAGAGTCCACCGAGCTAGGAGTAAAATGGCAGTTAGGATACCCACGTATTGATATGCGCCCTGACGGGAGGCGCTAATGGCGAACAATATAAAGTTTAAAGCCCCCGTACTGCCTTCACCCCCACAACAGTACAACCAAAGCCTATTTCAACGGACTTTCAGCGTCCTACGCCTGTATTTTAACCAGATAGACAATCAATTCCGTGAAAACCTAAACAACCCCACTATTGATGGTGATTTAACTGTCTCTGGCACGGTCACTGCCCCAACTTTTGTAGGTGCTTTAACAGGCAACGCCACAACCGCCACTTTAGCTTCTACTGTGACAGTCACAGACAGCACTGCAAACACGGACTTCCCTGTTGCTTTTCATAACGAGTCAAACGCGCTTTTAGACGATACTGGTGTTTTTGAATACAACCCCTCTACTGGTACGCTAAACACTACAAACGTGACGGCAACAGGGACTATTAGTGTGTTTAACAACACTTCAGAGGCGGCATTACTTAAAGTAGGTAGAGACGATAACCAAGACATTACTATGTTTGCTAATGACCTTTTTCTAACTATTAAAGCTACTCAAGATAGTGATTCTAATCGTGACCATAGTTTTATACTTGATAGAGTGTTTGCTGGTACTGGCCTAAGTGACTTCAGAGTGCGTCATGACGGTAGTGATGAGTTTGTTATTTCAGACAACGGAGGCACTGTTACAGCAACTTTTAACAGTTCTGTAGTAATAAACGACAACTTGTTAGAAGTTGTTAGCACAGACGCAGATGCAGACAGTGACCCAACTTTATCTTTGTATCGTAATTCAGCAAGTCCAGCAGTTGGCGACGATATAGGCAAAATTAAGTTTTACGGTAACAACGATGCCGGTACACCCGAAAAGATAGAGTACGCAGGTATATATGCTGAAATAGATGACGAGACTGATGGCACAGAAGATGGCGAGTTAAACTTCTATGCTATAGCTGGAGGGGTTATGGAAGACCCTGTAATGCGTTTAGACAAAAACGGCCTTGAATTACTTGCTAATAATGACCTTATCTTTGGGTTAAACTCTAATATTCAGTTTGAGGGAACCTCTTCAAATTCAAATGATACGACTCTTTTTTGCGTAAACCCTACACAAGATAACACCATTTTACTGCCAAATAACAGCGGTGTTTTAGAGCTAGGCGCTTTAGGTTCAGGCGCGGTCGTAACAGGTACTTCTATTGCACATGCTGTATTTACTGATTACAGAGGCCAAAAGGTCGTGTTTACAGGCTCTAGCAACTGCAC